CGTCAAGTAAGCAAATGTGGATCCCTGCAGCCTCTGGTGGGAAACTGGGAGGGTTGCGGGGATTCACCCTTTTTGATATAATGACAAAGAAAGGCGGACAATGTCAAAATATAGCAAATCTATAGATATCAAAGCAATTGAATCTAATCTAGCAAATGAAATGTCACAAGCAGTTGATTGGCACTATTTCAATTTTGCTGTATTAGCAGATATTATCTCAACTGATACACCTTTATACACCCAAGATAGAATAATGGAACTCGTCAAGTGGATTATCAAATATGAAGCGAGGCGGTATGAAGTAGAATGGGAAAATGGAAATACTACAGAAGGTCTAATGCTAGCAGATGCTTTGAATGATGTATTAGAAGCACTTGGTAAATAATATGAAAGTATTTCAACCAATTCCATTACATTTATCTAGATCTACTTTTTTGGGAATATTTTGGACGGTATTGATATATCTTTTAGATAAGGCTGTTACAAATGAGCCTTTACCAATCATATCTTTAGTTATTTCTTATATATTCTTTTGGATTGCCTCATTTTTTGTAATTTTAATAAATGAAGAAAAGTATACCTATGAAGGATATCTATTAAATAATTTAGATAAATTCATAGCTAGTTGGGTCCCACATAAATAATCTATAGATCCCACTTGGATCTAATTAACCCTATATATTAAATCTAATTTAATGTATAGGGTTTTTTCATGATCAAATTATGGGCCAAATTTTCCTATTACGATGATATATATAAATTCCCCAGAATTTGCAGCATATTGATCTATTTTTGTCAAGAATATATATAAAATATAACAAAATGTTATAAGAATTAGACAGAATTAGATCTATTTTTATGCAAAAAATATGGGCCAAAATTGTCTATTACGATCATATATAAAAATTTCCTGGAAAATCTATTGACAAATATTGGCCAATATTGTATATATTGACATTACGGGGTTAAATTTGATATGCTCAATTACTCATATATCTTTTTGTTATATATATAATAGTAATTAGACATAAATTAATAGCATAATTCTCCACTTTACTCCACAATACTCCACTTTAAATGGCCTTACAAGGCCAATAGAGAGGAGCAAATGGAGGGGGGAATGAGAAGTGTTATCTACTCTTCAAATGAAATTTGTGTAGCCCATATAGCGTCTTGTTCTTTATTTTCTTTATTTTCAGCTATCTTTGGGCAATATTCAGGATTCCTATTACATTTAGGAAACAAGGGGGATTTATCACATTTACATAATATAGATGATGTAGACATTAGACTATTGTACTATTTATCTTTTTTATAGTTACTGGACCACAGAGATTGTTATATCTTTGTTCGTCCCGCTCTCTTTTTTCCTTCTCCGCCTTTTTGACCATTTGATACTCCCATAGCCTTTGCTTAGGCTTATTCCTGGTCGTCTTTCTTGCTAGTGCCACGAAATCCTCCTATATTTGGATTCATCATATGTTCTGGAACATCCTTCCCATCTGGATAGGTGTAGTGTAGTATATTAGGCATACTTGTGTCAAGGATTACTCTGGGTTCCCGCCTCAAATGATCCTCGCAGACAAATTTGATCTCATGCTTATATGCATTTATTCCAGTCGACTGCTTTTTACAGATATGGCATTTAGAGGCTATAGCCTTATTTTGCTCTCTGATGAAATCAAGATATTTGTGGCTCAATATGCCCTACCCTGTAGCCATGCAAAATAATTAAGTAAGGCAAATATGAATAATAATATACCTACAGCCCATTTCATAAATTATTCAGAATCTCCCCATTTACTAGTGTCTATTAATAAATCATATTCTAGAATTTTATCTTTTTCTTTTTCAGCATATGGCGTATATCCCGCACCAGGACCTGTACTCCAAAATTGAGCCATATAAACTTTATGGTTTGTATCCTCATAAGATTTTTGTGCCACATGAAAATAAGGGTCATAAGATGGAAATATAAGAAGACTATTAGCTTTAGGCTTAAAAGATATATTAAAACTAGGGAATTCTATTTTCCCGCCATAATAATCATCATTAAAATAGTAAACTAGTGAGTACTCTTCGTATTCTCCTTCTATATCTATGTGACCACTCAGATCGTGCCATTCAGAGTTATTTCTATATGAAGTTATTACATATTCTGGTTTATCATTATAAGGCAACTTAATACTATACAAATCCTTATACTTATTAGCACATGCCTTTATATCTTCTTTAAATTCTCCAACAACGTCAAAATCTTCTAAACCATCGTTCGATATAGTTGCCGATGACACAATATCTCTTTTCCCACCCCAGACATTTTTCTTTATACCGTAATCGTGCAAGATATCACCCTGCCACTTACTCCAAATAGCCCAATCAGACATATAATCTGATTTTTTATTTAAAAGAAAATCTGACACATATTTAAAGTTATTAACGACATCTTCAAAATAAACTATTTTTTCATCAAGTATATTATATTTCATATATTACTTAGATCCTCTTCTTCATCCCAATCAAAATCTTCAATTGCCTCCGCCAAACTTTTAACTGCAGCATATGCGCCAAATGCTGCCGTAAAGGCAGCTATGGCTAATAATCCTGCTTTTTTCATCTCTACTTTTCGCCTTCACTTTCGAGTTTAAATAAATCTAATTGTGTATCAATTAGCTCTCTATCAGTAATATATCTTACTTCATCTATAATTTTATGGCAAAGTGCTGTGTGTATCATTTTATCAGATGAAGATCCTGTTATTGGCTTTGCCGAGAAATATACTACAAAGTAGGTTTCTGGGCGTACTGCTTTAATCAGGGCTCCATTGGCTACCGCCTTCTTAACATTATCCGTTCTTTGGGCTCCTGGACGCTTCCCATCCTCCGCCCTACCACCTTTTGCCTCAACGTATTCTAAGGGCCACTGAGGGCCATATGCGACGAAATCTACCTCACATCCAGCCTGCTCTATATAAACATTTTTTTTAATTAAACCAAATCCACGCTCTTTTAGATCATTTAGGACTAAGTCCTCAAATTCATCTCCTGAGCGTTTAGATTCAGATTGAAAATTCATCTCTACTTTTTCGCTTCACTTTTCGGCGGATTAATTATGTCTAATATAATTAATTTCATTCCTAATGCATTAAGCTGAGATGTGCTGTTTATGTCTATTTCTTCTATGGCTTCGGTTATACGGGATCTTTCTTGCTTTACCGCCTTTGCACAGCCGTTACAAGGGCACTTCCAGGTCATCTGAGCACCCTGAAGGCATCGCCCGTCTCTTCGTCTTCGAAGTCCCATGGATTATAATCTGGATCAACTACAGCCAGCTTTTCCCAATAGGGAACTCCGTTCTCATCGTAATCGTCCCAGGATTTTCCAGACATATCAATATCCAATTCATAATAAGTCCCATATTTATACCACAATGGCATGAATATGTCATAAACTTTTATGTAGAAGTCATATCTTCGGTTCCAGTTAGCATCTTCGTCTAGAAAAGAGGCTTTTAAGAGAGCACCGCTTCCAATATTTCCAAACATATTTGCAACCCACCTTAATGGTGGTTTAGATTTATGTTTTTTTATACTGTTATCAAGCACTACTTAATTTCGTTTCCGAACTTAGCCCACAATCTTTCATGAATATAAAAGAATGTCATTTCTAAAGCTAAATAAGAAAGTGCATATAGTCCTACATATTCCCATTCTGCTTCACCATAAATCAAATGACTTGCTCCAAAAATAATTCCTGAAACAAATGTAAAGTGAACAAATGGCCAGCTAATTGTTTTCAATAAACTCTTTTTTCTTGTTTCCATTAATACCCTCCAAGGCATATATTTCTTGTATGATATAGCCTATTAGCTATATATTCAGATTTTGTAGGTGCAAATAATTCTTCTTTACAACAAGCGCAAAATCCTTGCCACTCCCTGCCAAAAAAATCATACCACATCCACTTACTCATGATTTTCTTTCTATCAAAACAGTATCGGTTTTATCCGATTCAAGTACTTTAATTATAACATTTTCAAACGACAATGTCATCCCCTTTTTTAGGAAATAATTTCTGTAAGAATGTTGATGAAATACGTTTTCATATATCTGTGGGTTATCTGGAATTAAATAATAAGACCATTTTGAATAGTTTCTATCGTTTCCATTGTCAATTGGACCTCTTGTGCAACTACTTTCACAGCTTCTATCATTGTCTAGTCTTGTGTCTACTATGCTGGCAAGAATTCCTGAAGAGCCTTTATCCCAATCAGAAGAAAAACCAATAGGTCTTCTCGAATCAAGTACTATAGACCTATATTTATCTAATGGTATTGCTACTATTTTATTTTTATCTCCAGAAACTTCAAGGGGTGTCATCTCAACTATATTAGATTTAATTTTTTCTACTGGGAGGCAATATATTTGATTATCATTTAGCCAATCAAGCAGAAATAATTCCCAGGAAGTTGAAATTGAAAGCGAGTCTCCTTGTTGATTAGTTCCAACCCCTATTTGCCACCCATTTCCAGGGGCATGAACAGCTAATCCGTGTGAGTGTAATATTTCGTGAAGCCAAAATCCCCATATTCTAGAATAAGGATTTTTTAAATTCTTTTCAATACCGTACGGCTCTTTCCCGCCACCAGAATACATAAACTTTTTCTTTCCTTGTGGGGTATTAAATTCAATATTGTGCCTTCCCAATATGTCAGACTTTATATTATCAGTTGATCCTGGTGGAAAATAAAATAAAACAACATCTACATTGGTAAAATCATAGTGATTTCCAGTGGAATTTATAAAATCTTGTGCAAAGCTATCCCACTGTGAAGCATAAGGATTATCCATATTTGGCCCAAGTTTTCCAGTGTTATAGTATTCAGATTTTTGACTAGCAGTAAACCACTTATTTGAAGTTTGATAACTTACTTTTAATTTATTGTTAGAAAAAAAACTATACCAATTGTTTATTTTATCAATATGATATTGTAATTTGTCTAAAAAATCCTGATTTCCTTTAAAATCTGGAAAATCAATAGGTATATAAATCATATTAATTGTACCAAGATTTTTTAAAACTGTATTGTTTTCATCTGTTTTAGTTAATGGAAATCCAACACTACTAGGTTGAGTTTTTATTACTCTAGCTTCTTTAAGCTGACATTCCGATTTATCTGCAACCTTATCAGAATAAACTAAATCAACTTGTGATTTAATTGGCTCAATATTATTTACTGGCGTCCATCTGTATTTTTTACCATTTTTAGTACATATTAAATTATCTTTAATCTGATTTAATTTTGATTTTGGACATGGCCTTGATATATTTATGTTTTTCTCTACAGGTTGTATTTCTGCTGGAACAGTAGGAGACAGGAAGGAAACCGCTGTCAGGGTAGCCACACAGGCAACGCACATAATTCCGCCTTTCTATATAGTAATATTATACTAAATAAACCTGATATTGTCTATAGCCTATAAACTAATACCAATCTAGGGGTAAATCCTGATTTGATTTTCTCCAAAATTCGGAGACTAAATATTTTGTTCCAGATAGCACTATATGGGCTGCATGCATGTATGGATAACCAGATGGGAAAATTACTATACTTCCAGTTTCTGGTTTAATAAAAAAATCTATTACATCTTTATTTTTTTCATGAGATACTGGGTATTGTGCGTATTGCCTTCTATTATCGTTGTCATCTTTAAACTTAACCCAGGAGATCTCTCCGCCCCTGCATTCCCTACCCATATATAATAATACGGTGTATTTTATATTAGGATTACCAGATTCTTGTCTTTGAGGTTTTTCAGTTTCTGGATGATCATAGTGTACATCTAAAAAGCCTCCAGGTCTATATAAAGATATCCTGTAATCATGATACCTAAACACTTCTTCTTTAATGTTTTTTTCATTCTTATAGTGCTCTATAGCTTTGTCAAATGCATCACTCATAGAATTTATAATATAAAGTATTTTGTCTTGAGCTTCCTTAGATACATTTAAATCTTTAAATTGATCTTCTAATGATTTCTCATTGTTAAATGTTTTTTGTAATCCCCTATGGTGATCTGGATGAGGCCAAAGTTTCCACTCGCTTATTATTTTTTTTAACTCATCATCGTATTCTGAATCTTCTATAATGTTCATAACTAATTCAGATTCTTTTATAATCGACTTATAGTAATAAACATTATCATCTATTTTAATTACTTCCATTTTATTTTACCCTATAGTCCTCTGGAACATTAGATGGAGCGTTATCGACATTTTCCCAAACATGTCCGTATAATGTGTGTCTTTCTCCATAAGTTACATTTTTTACTGCATGCTCGTACTCGACTGTTGGAGGAATACAAATTAGCATACCAGATTCTGGTAAAACTGTTATATTTTTATTTTTAAATACCAGCTCACCACCGCCAAAATTATCATTTAAATAAATTATAATACCCGCAGTCATTGATTTGTTATTACCGTTACTTTGCTCTGCATGAAAAGAAAGCCCCAAATCTGATTGGCAAGGAACTATTTTTTGTAAAGTATAATTTTTTTTATAATTACCATATTCTAAAAATTCTTTTTGTATTCTATCAAATATTCCATTTTCTTTTTCAAGTAGGCGTCTTGGACTCTCTTCTCTTAAAACTTTTATCTGAATACTATTAGTTTTTCGAGTAATTGATTCATCTTTAAATATCCAACCGCCCTCATCAAAAGAAAGTCCATTATTTTTTATTGATTCCGACATGATTGTATCTATTTCTTCTTTACTTAAGAAATTTTTTATAACCCAAATATTGTTATCTAGATACTCTCTATGCATCCTTTTCTGGATTCCAGTCATCAATAGCGCTAGTAGATAAAATTGGCTTAACTGTTTTTGAAAAATATTCAGACGAAGGATCTTTAAACCATGACAATATTTGATCGAAGTCCATTATTCTTTTTTCTATAGTATTGTTATCGTATCTTAAATTTACATCATACTTGTTGTCTTCTAGCATTACATATGTTACTCTGGCACAGAACTTTCCATCAACAAAAACTCTGAATCCATAATCTGAAGAATTAACTGTGGATCCAGAAATTGGAATTGTGCTAAGACTTACTTTTTTTCTAATTGAATCTATAACTTCTGATTCAATTAACAAATCATAGTTTTCTTGCTCTTCCATTATTTACTCCTTTATAATAAGATCAACAACTATGCCCTCTGGCACAGTTCCTTCTTTTATTGCATTTTCTTGATTTCTTCTTGCATTAGATTTAAGCTGAACGTTGCTCAAATCAACATCATCAGTCATTTCATATGGATCTGAACCTAAAAATTTTCTAGTTCCTTCTGCATCATTTTCAAATGGCTCTAATATTTTATCTTTCCATTTAGACTTTAATTTATCTTGAAGAATTCTTTCTTTAAATATTAGTGATTCCATTTCTTGAAGTTCTTCTTCGTTGTACCATGAATCTGCATAGTCCCAAAAAACACATATTGTATATCTTGTTCCTTCGGTTACTTCTGTGACTCCATGTATATTTTCTACTCCTCCTGGAAAAGCTAAAAATGTTCCGCTTTCAAGCTTTAGGCTAATATCATGATCTCTAAATGTTAATATTCCTCCACTGTAGTTTTCATTAAGGTAAAGTCCGCTAAACCATTTATTATCTCTCCATCCAGAGTCATTGCCTTCTAAATCTGAATTATCGGAATGATCCCTTGCAAAAGCTCCGACTTCCCATTTTTGTGCATGCATGCTGTTAATTTTCATAGGCCTTCCAGCAGCATCAGATACGTACTGTATCATCTTTTGTCTAAGTTCTTCTAGATACTGTTCTGATATTTTTGTTTTATGATTTACTTTTAAAGGTTCTTTTATATGCATTCCATATGACTCATAAAAACAAATTTGATTCCAGTCTGAGTATGCGGCGTTAAAAAAGTTAATTAATTCATTACATTCCTCTAAACTAATGAAATTATTGTATTTTGTAATACTATTTCCACCTAGAATTTGTTTATCTATAGAATCTAATTGAACCATTTAGAGCTCCTCATTATATTTATTTAGGTCCATATCTACAATAACTCCCTCTGGAACCCGATTCTCTTTTATTGCATTTTCTTGATTTCTTCTTGCATTAGATTTCATTTGACCTGGAGTCAGCGTATCTTTAAATCCAGGTGGTAAAAGATCTGGATTGTCTAACCCAGCATAAGGGTCATCCAATATAGGGTGAGCTTCTCCTAGCTTCCATCTCTCTTTCAATCTATACTGATGAATTCTTTCTTTCATTATAAGTCTTTCCATTTCGGTTAATTCTGCTTCTGAATACCAAGCATCAGCATAATCCCAAAATATCACAATAGTATATCTTGTGCCAGACTCAACCTCAGTGACAGAATGTATGTTTTCCATTCCTCCAGGAAAAGATATAAACGTTCCAGTTTCTGGAGAAACATCTATATTATGATCTCTAAACTTTAAAACACCTCCAGAATAATCTGGTTGGGCATTCAAATAGATTCCAGCAAACTGTTTGTTATCGCTCCACCCCATATCATTTCCTTCTAAGTCTGAGCTATCTGAATGATCGTTTGCGTATGCGCCTTTCTCCCATTTTTGTGCATGCATGCTGTTAATTTTCATAGGCCTTCCAGCAGCATCAGATACGTACTGTATCATTCTCTGACGCAAGTTTTGTAAATATTCTGGAGTTATTGATGTTCCGTGACCATTAGGATTGTCAAATGGTGCGATTACATGCATCCCGTAAGATCCATAAAAACAAATTTGTCTCCACTCATCATAGAATGAATCAAAAAACTTTATTAGTTCTCTACATTCTTCTTCTGATAAAAAGTTTTTATATTCCCATATTCCAGTTCCGCCACCACCTAAACAGATTCCATTTAGCTGACTTACTGGGTAACTTGTTTCCATTTTTGTTATCATTTTATTCTCCATATTGCATTGATTTTAATTTTTCAAAGTGCTTGTCGCACAATGGCACCTGATTGTATATATTATCATAAGTGTGAGTAGCTGAATATTCACAGTGTGCGATAGCACAACAATTTTTTGCAGATTTACTCATTTCATAATCATTTTTTATTCTAAACATTAACAATCCTCCGAAAAAGGAGCTAGCTCTACTTTTTTCCAAACATGGCCGTAAAGAATAAACCTGCTTCCAGAAGTAAGATCTTCTAGTCCATGAGTGTATTCTTTTTCAACTGGAACATTAATAAGCATTCCTTTTTTAGACTTTATTCTAATATTATTATACTTAAATACTAAATCTCCACCCTCGTAATCATCATTTAAAACTAAAACAAGTCCCGTTGACATTATATCTTTCTGTTCTTTGGGGGACCAATGCGGAGCGCCTTCAAAATGCCATTCTAAAGTTAAATTGCTATTGTATGGATTAATAATAACTCCATTTTCATCTACTGCAGGAATATCGTATCTAGTAAATGTATAAGTTTTTTTATAAACTCCATAATCTTTAAATTCTTCTTCAATTTTAGGCATTATTGTATCACTAAGAAGTCTTACAGCCTGTGATTCATTGTCATCATATGTTGAGTTATTAGCATTTAGCCACCTGTTCCACATATTTGCTTTTGCCCCTCTTGCATGTGATCTCATAGTCCAACCGCCATCATTCATTTCCCTTTCGGTTTTATCTTTTAGGCATGCGAGTATAGTTTCGCACTCGCTATCTGAGATAAAGTCTTCTATGACCCAAACATTTTCATCTAAGTATTTTCTCTCCATGACACTCTCCTTTATAGACATTACTATTATACCAAAAAGTGCTTAAGAACAGCAATTACGGATAAACCTATCCATATTATATTAAAAATGATGATAGTTGGAAGGGTTTTTAGTGTAGAGGTCCATATAAGAGCTAAACTAGATAGCATAGCAAATAAATATAGCCACCACCATTGCATGCCAAATAAAAGACCAGGAAATATTATAGCTATTTTAGTCATAAAAGCAAAAAATTCTATAGTATTTTCTTTATTCCAATATGAACTTTTTTTCATAGAATATAAAACTATTGACATATCACTAATTTTCATTATACACGCTGTCTCTCAGATATTCGTAGTGAGTAGGGCACTGATCAATAAACTCATTTGCTTTGGATATTTTATATCTTCTCATTTTTTCAAATGGCTCTATGTCCATAATATTTTTATTAAAAGTTCTTCTTGCATGTTCGAAGCCCAAAGCGTTTTTTTCTAGGTGTCCCCAACCAACGTATACTTGACTAATAGAAGACCCATAAGAATTTTTAATACTATCGTGCATTTCATAGCTATAATTTTGTGATGTAAGATCTTTCCAGTATCTAGTGTCATCTCTTAATGACAATGCATAGTGGGCTGACACAAAAGAAAAAGCAGACTTATAAACTTCAGTTATGTAGTAATTAAATCTATCACAATCCCAGGTTGTATATTTCTCTCTAGATAAACAATTAACTAGGTACATAGCAGCCACATGAATAAACATAAGCCCTGTACTTTCCATTGGCTCTAAAAATCCATGAGACAATCCTATAGCCACAACATTTTTTATCCATGGAGTTTTATAATATCCATTTTTTATCTGGATATTTTTGAAATCCATGTTTTTAGATCTATTTTTGTTAACAACATCCATATTTTCAGAATCTAAAAACATTTTAAATTCTTCTAAAGCCTCATCATCACTAATATATTTATCTGAATACACATATCCACAGCCAACTCTTGACCATAGCGGTGTTTGCCAAACCCATCCGTTGCTTAATCCCGTACACTTAGTAACCAATCCTAGTTCTTTGTTTTTATCTAAATAATCATATGGACCAAACCAAGCTTTATTGTTAGGAAGATAGCTGCTAGTGTCTACAAAGTCTGAGTTCATTTCTTTACCCAATATTAAAGATTTAAAGCCAGTGCAATCTACAAAAAGATCAGCAAAAACACTATCTCGGTTTGATAAAGATAAACTTTCTACACAATCTTCATTTTTATTTACTTTAATTACGTCTGCAACTATTCTAGTAACTCCCTTTGGAATACAATAATTATCCCTTAGCCAATTAGCAAACTTTATAGCATTTATTTGAAAAGCTGTGTCTCTTTCAAAAACAAAAGGTTCTAAGTAATCATTTTTTTCTAATGGAATTCTATTTGTTTTTACCGCATAAGAATGTTTATAATAATAATCTGTAAAATCTGTAAATGGAAGTTCTGGATTTTTAAATTTTAAAATATACCAATCTTCAAATCCATTACGTGTTTGATTTAAATCAGCATTACCAAATATATATCTACGTGTTGATCCGTTTAATTCCGCAAAGTTATCAAACGATATTCCCAATTTAAACGAAGCATCACACCCTACCATTAAGCTTTTGATATCTAAATCTAAATATCTTAACCATTCATTAAATTCTAATAGCGTTGATTCTCCTACCCCAACTGTAGGTATATTTTCGCTTTCTATAACAAATATTTTCTTTTTAGGAAAACTTTTTATAAGAGTGGCAGCAGTCATCCAGCCAGCTGAACCTCCGCCAACAATTACTATTTTTTCTGAACTAAAAGACATTGTTACTTTTCAATAACCTTTTCACATCTTTCGCAACCAATATAATTTTTTCCAGTATAAGGGCACGAACCTATATTAATATACTTGTGGCTAAGTATTTTGCAGATAATTTTTTTCATTAATATATTGTACTGTCTACATTATGACCTGTCAATAGATTTTTAAAATTATTTTTTAACCTTTTCCACTTACCCCACTCATTTGGACTGTTTAATCCTCTATACATTTGTCCAGTTTCCAAATCTATTAAAAGCCATTTTTCTGGGGCCCTGGTATGAACTGTAAGATCTATTGAGTTGTCAAAATCCTCTACAGATTCTCCATTGATTAAGTTTCTAATTTTATAGGCCCAAATCCTCTAAAGCGTCTACTTGATCATCAATAGACTTAATTATATCAACTGTTAGTTCGTCTGAACTATTGTTTACCTGACACATTTTTATGTTTAGGCTTATACTCATCAAGGATAGCTTTTACTGTCCCGTCTTTTCTAAGCCTAACAATTTTACCATCTTTAATAACTGTAGAATTAAAAGACTCATGTCTCTTATATTTACCAGATGACATTATACTTTTTTCCTACCAGTCCTTTTTGGTTGCATATTTGTTTCTCTACGAATCCCATGCTTATTAACATCTATTCTCATTGTATGTTTCTTATCTTTAATTCCAGACCTAAATTTACCTTGAGCTGGATGTTTTTTAGTAGCATCTCCAGAAGTAACTGTATTCTCTGACACTAGTTACCCTTTACTGATTGTGATGTTACAACATTACGATCAGCGGCAGACTCTCTTTGAGTTTCTTCTACGCTTTCGCAACCACATTCTTTACACATTAGTTATTCCCTTGATTGGATACATCCTGGACATTAACATCTTTAATTCCAGTTTCGCTGCCAACCATTTGGCAACCACATTCAATGCACATTGTTACTTTCCGCCCTGTCCAAGTCCAGCACCATCTTGTGTTGACTTATCTGTTGACGGGAAAGCTCCCTTTGGGTCTTGTGCATACTGAGGATTATTTCCCCATGGGGTTGTTCCTGCTGGCTTAGTGTTATTAAAGCCGTCTAAATTTTGTCCTTCTGACATTTTATTTCTCCTATAGGTTTTATTTAAGCGGGTCTAGAAGTCCGCTTATCAATCAATTATATCATTTCTTGTATATTTTACTATAACAGTCTCTACATACTTGAATTATCTTAGTTTCTGTAGAGGTAATTCTTTCTGCTTTTCTACTACAATCAGGAATTTCACATAAATCTAGTATTTCCATATATTACTTAATTTGATGAGGCTTTGATCCTCCGCCAGACTTCTTCTTGGCTGGTGCCTTCTTCTTGGCTGGTGCCTTCTTCTTGGCTGGTGCCTTCTTCTTGGCTGGTGCCTTCTTCTTGGCTGGTGCCTTCTTCTTGGCTGGTGCCATCTTGATGTCTTCTTTTTCTAAATCAATCTCTTCAAAAAAGCTGAGGCTATCTACTGCTTCTGGGAAACCAAACCATCTTTTTAACTTTTTGTTCCAACTCATATTTTTTTACCCTTATCTTCTATCTTTCTTATTACAAAGCCTAAGACGTCTCTTGGGCTCCATTCTGGAGGCAATTCTAAATCTCTTAATTCACTTGTAAGATCATAAATAAATTTCTTTTTTATGCTTGCAAAATTATCCCACTCCATCTTACTATTTTACCATATGTTGTATAAAATGGAAATTAATGATTATTAATCCATTCAGAAGTAAAATTAAATATTAAACCGCATCTTGGGCCAATAACATCTATTGAATGATAACACTCTTGAGGAAAAAATAAAAAATCTCCCCTACTCATTAAAAATTCTTCTTTAAAACCATTGTCATTAGAAATAATCCACTTTGTTTCTCCTTCGCACTGTATAGTAAATGCGTCCCAAGGGTCTCTATGCAATCCTACAAATCTATGACCAACTGAGAATTTAGGTCCAGCAAATCCAATCCCACCTTTTACGCCTTCTGGAAACAATATTTTAGATATGATCAAAGAATCACTTAATATTGATTTAAAATGTGGAAGTAAATCCTGTTTTTGAGGGGCAAAGTATACTTTATCTATTATTAATGTATTCCCAACAAGTGACTCTTCTTCTTGTGCTGTTGGAGACAGCGATAAATCTTTATGTGTTTGTTGTTTACATGAGTCATATATGTTATTTAAAAAATTTTCCCAATTAGGTATGCTGTCTTCAGAAATAAAATTTTTAAAAAATACTGGCATAGAAGATCTTTTAGCATTTATAAAAGCATCTTTTATTTCGTTTTCGGAATAATTTATCATATTTTTATATTGTAAAGTTTATATATAGGTGTATGGGAATTTCCCATACACCTAAATATTACTTAATCAAATTAACCTTTGCAGAAGGGTTTTTCTTATTCCACTTCTTTGCTAATTTATTAAATGCCTTCTTTAGATCCGCAATTGCAGAATCATTATCAGCCTTAACCTTAGCCAATTCTGCAACGTGTGCAGCAGTAGCGTCTGCCAGAGCCTTGTCAGCAGCAGCCTTTGCAGTTACTGCTTCAGCTTTTAGCTTTGCAACTTCAGCATTTGCAGTTACAAGTTCTGCAGCAGCCTTAATCGCAGCAGCGTCAGCCTCAGCCTTAGCATCTGCTAGAGCCTTATCGGCAGCAACCTTATCAGCAGCACGTGCTGCCTTTTCTGCAGCAAGATCTGCTTCTTTAGCGGCTAGTTCTGCAGCAAGATCACGAACTGCAATCTCTGCATATGGTGCTAGTGTACGAGCAGTTAAACCTGCTACGTCAGCAGACTCTCCATCGCCAGCAGTTGTCAACGAGAACTCTACAAGAGAACGTGTTGAAGTTGTTGGAAGGGTTAGCTTAAATTCTGCTACTCCAAAGGTTGAAAGAGTTGCACCAGTTGTAGCGGTTGTTGTTTCAAGCGTTCCACCTGATCCAAATACACGACCAGTAATTGACTTTCCAGAAACCTTGTTTCCGAATACGTCAGTTGCTGTAATTGTGATGGTCTGCTTTGTTCCAGCGGCACCATTTGCGGGAGCTGATACAGCAAGAGTATTAATCTTGCCGACAGTTCCTTGTACATAATATGTTAGGGTTGTTCCCTGATTTGTCACAACAACAGTACCAATGGCTGTCGTTTTAGTATATACATAAAACGTTGCAGTTGTTCCTGTGCCAGTTGCAATTGTAAGGCTTGATGAGCCTGAGCTTGCAGTAACTGGTGCAGCAGCAGCATGCAATGCTGATACGATAGTTGCATTTGTAGCAGTTACAGTAACGGATGTTCCTGTATCTACAGTTGCAACAAACTTCAAAGCATCAGCAGCATCTACTGTGTTGTCAGAAGGTACTGGTAATTGTGCTGGCGTAGCGAGAGCGGAAGCAGTTGTATTCGCAGTTCCGTTAACGTCTAGCGCAACAGTCATTACAGCAGCACTTGCAGGTGTTGCAATAAGTGTACCCGTAGTCATGGCTGCAACCAAAACTAGAGCGATTTTCTTGAATGATTTCATTCTTTTTTATTTCTCCTTTTATATTCTACAATCTATTGCGATTGAGAATTCTATTCTAATTCCCACACTCTTACTTGAAAAGAACAGGGGTCTCCGCCTTCGTTCCACTCATATTCTTCTTCTGGAAGCATAGGTGGTCCGTCATGTGTATTGCAAAAAACATCTGATATCCAGCCTTTGTCATAACCAAATTTAATCCAATCATCAAAGTTTAGATCCATTCTTTAATCTCCTCCATCATAATATGTTTAGGCTTGGCACCAATAATTTTTTTTACTGGCTTTCCGTCTTTAAACAATATGGTGGTAGGGATACTTGTGACATGATGTTCGACAGACTTAATAAGTTCATTGTCGACATTCAATTTTCCCAACCATATTCCAGTTTCTTGAGAAACTTCTTCAATGATTGGAGAAAACATTTTACATGGCCTACACCATTCGGCCCAAAAATCTATCATTATCAACTTATGTGTTGCTATAATGTCATCAAAATTATCATCTGTTACAATCATAACGCCTCAACATGAGTTGGCCAATAATAGCTGCAGGACACGCAGCAAGTATATCCTAGTTGTCTATAATCCGCAAACTCTGAATAAAAATAATACTTATCTGGGTCTTTTTCATATAATCTACCCTTGTGAGAGTAATGAAGGCGCTCATCTCCTAGCCACCAAGGAGCTTCTGATTCAAGCATCATGAAGTTATCTTGATAAATTTGTTCGAACTGTTCCATTGTGCTGTTTTTATAGCCTCTCATGATGATCTCTTTAACGATAGACTCATTATATAAGAATAGCCAGTCTTCATGCCCCCGCCACATTTTTACTGCAGGATGATTTTTCCATGCACCAGAACTATAAAGCCCAGCTAAAGACTTTAGCACTTGTAAATTTTCAACACTTTGCTTGATTAATCTTTTTCTGTCTAAGTGTTTAGCAGTTTTTGCGAAGTTTTTATGAGGTAAAAAGGTTTGCATAAGTGTATTCTACTAAATTGATATTATCTAGTCAATAGACTTTAATTCTTCAGCAGCGTCATTAAACTTTTGCATAAATAGCTGTATCACAAAGAATGTGGTTTCACCTGCATTTTTTGCCATTGCTTCAGAAGATTCTGAATTTTTTTCATTTTCTGGTAAAGCGTTGTACCATTTTTGATAAAGAGAAGCAGAAACCTCTTTAATAATTTCTTCTAAAACTGTCATATTATTACCCATTTATAATTTTATCCATATCTATTACTTTTCCTAACATCCCTTTAGAGTTAGTTATTTGATACATGTTGCTATAAATTAATTTATTTATATCCTTTACATTATATTCTGGATATCTATTTAATATTTTTATAAAATTTGCTGCTGCAATTTGAGTAGAAATAGAGGTACCCTTTTGCTTCTCCTCTACCCCTCCTGGGCTAACAACATTGTAGTTTATCTTTTCCCACACGTCTATTAGAGTCTTATCATAATTACTATATTCAGAAACCGTACCGTCATCTTCATAACCTCCTACTGCTACAGCCTCTGGTATGCAGGCTGGCCAATCTATTCTGCTATGATCAGACTGATTGCCAGCTGGTAAAAATACTGGTATGCCTCTAGCCAGTAGGTACTGAATATAATAATTATTTACAGTAAAAGGGCAATAGTTTTTATATTTTTTACCAAAGTTGTGGCTGCCCTGCGACATAGAAACAGCTTTTATATTATATTGTTTGTGGTTATCTAATACCCACTTAAGTGCATTAGGTAGGGTTTTAGAGGTAGTAGGTCTTCTTGAACCATTGTTATAGTGTCCTATTATTCTGATAAAAACTATATTTAAATCACTATTTGACTTTATGGCAACAGATGTCATTTGAGTTCCATGTTTAAACCCATTAGATCTTATTATTTTGTCTGGTAATGAGGCTGCTTTAGGCCCCTCCATAAAAGATTTACCGTTTGAACAGTATGGTCCATCTAGTATGCATACTTCATGAATAACTTTTTCTTTAATATCTAAAATAGAGGTATCCAACGCTGTATCTATAATAGCTAAAGATCCAGTATTAGAACTTGCCTTTGAACCATATTGAATTGGAAATAGTAATATCAAAATAGTAATAACAAGTATCTTTTTCATAAGATAATATTACTAAATTATGCGATTACTGTCAATAGTTATTGTTGTGGTGGCAGTCTACGTGGATACCATTTTCCAGCATCCATATTTTGTGACTTTAATTCTTGTGCTTGAACAAATCCGTGCATAATTTCATGCATTAAATCTATTTCTATTCTAAGCTTATACAATTCAAGTTCAAGCTGGTTTATTCTATCTCTGTTTCTCACTCTGATCCGTCTCTATCAATAGGCGTTGGTGCCGTTGCAAGTGTACCGCATTCGGCACACTCCATGTCTAAGAAATAACTTGCTATCTCAAAGTTATAAAAAATTACTTTTAAGTTCCATACTTCACATCCGCATGGGCATATATGGGTTGGGACTCCTCTAACATCCATTGATCTACTATAATCTGGATAAAGATCATTAATGTCTTTAGGTTCTTCCATAAAAGAATTATACCTTATACCTCTATTATTGTAAAGGGAGGTTTTACGCTCATAATAAATTTTGATGCCGCTTCTAGCGCTATTCTGACACGTTTACGTGGGGTTTTAATAGAAGATGTTGAGGCAAGTGATCCTAGCGCTATTTGCTGTCCGCTTCCTTCAGCATAATAATCAGTACTTAACTCTGATACGTGATAGTCTACATCCATAGAAAATATTCTTCCTGTGTTTTGAACAGCAATTATTATAATTCCACCCTCATCCCCATCTTCGGTGTTTGAGCCAAATTTTCCGTATCCATTTTCCTGGTAAGCTTCTTTGACAGACTCTACAAATTTGGTACGCATGAACTTGTCTAAGTTTTTAAATCCTGCAGTAGGCTTATAAATTGGTGGAGTCCAGTTGTACTGCAATATCTGTCCCATTCTAAAACTATCAACAAACCCTATACCAAATTGACCTACTTTAAAAACTTTTGGATCTGTTACTTGTAAAACAAGTCCAGACTTATCATCTGATGCGGCGGAGTCTCCGCCAAGATATACTTTATTTCCATGAGATAGGGCTACTATGCAGGTCATATACCCTATTTTACTATTTTAAATATTCCGAGTCCAGCTCCTCGTGCATTTCTATATGATTAAGCATTGTCAGGGCATTTTCTAATTCCGCCTTAAGGGCAATTAATTCCTGAATTGAAGAATAATATTTATCCTTCCATTGATTTAATTCTTTTTCTAACTGATATAATTCTATTTTTAGGTCTTTTACCTCTAATTTTAGATGGTCTTTTTCTCGCTCTTCCCGCCTTATTTTTTCTTTTTTAGAATCTCTAAGCCCTGCAATTACAGCAGTTCCCATACCACTTAAAACAGCCGCTAAAAGCGACAAAACAATTGTCACATAATTAATTTCCATTATGTAACAATTATACCTTATAATTAAACTAAATTAATAATTCAGACGCTGTAATTTCATTTCCAAGATATCTTTTTTTCTGAATAATATCTTTTACAGTGTCATGTCCGTTTGATCTTCCTGCTAAAATTACCGCCCATCTTGGTTCGTATTTAGCGTCTATGCATGTCTGGCATAAAAATAAATTAATATTTAAAACAGTTGATTGTTTTAACGATAGTTTATTTTTACTTTTGTTGCAGGAATAGCACAATATTTTTTCCATTTACTCTCCTATAAAAAGCAAATCGTCATTTTCCAATAGCTCCTCGTATTGGATTCCATCTATTTCATATTTTACCATTGAGGCAAAGGCTCCCATCTTTTCGACAGTGCCGTATACTTGTTCTGATTGTATATATACATTAATTGATTGATTTTCCACCAGGAACCCCCTCAAGTTCGCATCTTACACCGTATGATTCAATCATCTTTTTTACCTTCATAACATAATCTATAACTTCTTCTTTTTTACTTCCAGTAAACTGTATAAAGTTATCCTCATATAATCTTAAGGCGAGAAAATCTGGATATTTAACTACATCCATCATGAGAAGCAGTGGCTTCTTTATTTCTCTAAGTTTCTTTTTCATTTCTTCGTTGTAAAATACTGGCTTGTTAGGTTCACCAGTCCACAGGTTTACTCCATGTTTAAAATGACCTTTGTCATATAAATTAGAATTCACTGTGCCTCTTTTTTAATTCTGCCCAAATTTGTTTAGTCTTATGAGAATTTCTCATTTTATCCAATGAACCAGAGCTCAAATATACTCCGCCCCAAACTCCGTACTCATTATTTTCTATTCCAGATTCATAACACATGTTGATCACTGGGCAAGACAAACATGCTTGATCTATATTTTTAGCTATATTAATATCTAGTTCATATTTATCAAAAAATAAATTAGTATCTATACCTCTACAGGCAGCTAGATGCCACCAGTTAATAGACTCTTCATCTGTATTTAAATTATTTAAAATATTTGACATATTTTAGCGGAAGAGACCATGTCCCTTTATCGTTAATTGAGATAGTATTTGCTATTCCCCAACTATTATTTCTAAATACACCATCTGTATTTGAATATCCGCCTATATCTTTTTTCCATATAATAAAATTATAGTTATCCCAATAGGTATCTACATTTTTATTTGATATTTTTTTACGAAGTATCTCTACCCCATTTTCATATAAGTGCAGCATTGGTCCAATTTGTATTGTTTTGTACCTATATACTATTATACAGGAATTAAATAGCGGTTGTCAACTATTTTATTATTTCCACTTAAACCCAAAGGCTGGGTTTAATTCTGAAATTCTATTTTCAGATAATTCTTTTATTAAATTTTTTGTATATGCGAGTTCTTCTTCAAATATCTTTGAGGACCTAGCAAAGTGCGAGAATCTTTTAAATTTTCTACCGTCCTGCTCATGTGATTCTTTAATTGTTTTTTCTGCATCATAATTTAATGCATTACAATGTAAATGTCTTACAAGGTATCCGTCTTTGTCAAAAAAATACTTTTCGTAGTTCCCACCCATATTTATTCCAGAATCTTTTTGGTTAAGCCACCATGAATAATATTGATCTGTATCGGATTCGTAGTCATCGCCTTCAGTTTGTTTATGATATGAGTAAAGCCATGCAGCATGATTAGAAGCTTCAACATAAAGGTCATGTGGCTCCCCAAGGTCTTGGCCAACACCATTTTTCCCTGGGTGGGTGCTTACTTGAGCAATAACTTCAGCGTTAGGGTTAGAAGAAATCATTTCAGAATACTTAAACGTAGTTCCGTAAACATCCTCTCCATACTTTTGAGAGTCCATTCCGCATGTGATGCCCTCTGACCACTTGCCCTTAGTAATTCCAGGTCCGCAATAATCGTTAGTTGGTATGCCAACTACTTGAAATTTGTCTCCACCAAACTCATCTTGCAACCACTGTAAAACTTCTAACTGATTAGCGTTTCCGCAACCAACTGTTGTGTTTACAAGCATTATAGCCTTGCCTTTAAACTGCTGTAAAAAATTTGGGGTTCCGTCTGCGGCGTTTAAATCTATATCATAGATAGATTTGATATCCGTCATTGCTTCCCAAGAAAACTCTTTCATACTTTTACTCTCCTTAAAGGCTTCTACCTCTGCCAATACCTCTATTTTACAGTATATTTATTTATTATACAGTCTTATTATTTGACCCACCACCAGAAGGTTTAATTACCTTATATCCATTTCCTTCTAGCAAGCTAATAGCAGATTGAATCTCTGGAGATGCTGGGGTTTCAGCTTTGACCCCCTTAAATTTAGGTCTTCCAAAGCCTACTATTGAAACCATTACACCTTTTTTATTCTTTTTATATGCACGAAGTTGGCGACAAACCTCTCCACCGTTTCTTTGGCTGCCAGATTTTTTGCTAGTTGTATTACCTTCAATGCACCACACAGTTCCGTCTTCATTATCTTTAACAACAATGCCAACATGTGAGATTCTCTCAACTCCATCTCCAGGGAAATCAAAATACGCTATGTCTCCAGGCTCTGGATCTGCAATCTGAGGATCGTGCCAGCGACCAGCCTTTTTAAATGCTGCTGCTCCAGAGGGTGTATAAACAGTATTTGGCACTTTTACTCCAGCTTGGTCTGCACACCACATGACAAAAGATCCGCACCATGGCTGAAAGTTAGCTTTAGTAAATTTTCCATACTTAGTTTCATTGTCACGAGGACCTTCTACGGTTCCAATCTCTGCTTTAGCAACTTCAATTAACTTTTCTGCTGTACCCAAATCAGCCATTATTTACCCCTTCCAAAAATTCCTTTTTTAACTTTTGGTACACAATTTGGTACCTTTTTACCGCCCTTTGTTTTCCAACCAACTTGCTCATAACCATCCCAGCAAGGGTTAGCCTTATTCACTTCGCTAGCATAAAGAGCACGTAGCTGGGCTTTTGCCTTAGTTTCACTTTCATGGCAACCAACCAATTCATTTGTTCCTTCTTTTATAACAGCATAACCTTTACATCCAGCTGCGCCTTGTTTAATATTCCATGGCATACTATTACTCTTTATCCCAATCTTCATCAATTTCTGTTTCTTCTGGCATTTCGTCATTTGGCTTTCCAGTTGGCTCTGGATTAGTTGGAGCTGGTACTGGAGCTTCTGGTGCCTCTGGCTCATCAAATTTAATCTGGCTTTCATTTCCGCCACTCTTGCCAATTAACAATCCCGCAAGGGTTCCTGTAATAAATGTTGCTACCGAACCTAAAACATTAAAGAACATCTTATCATTTTCAGACTGCTCTCCAATTGGCTGTGTAACAAAAATAAGAGCATAAAGTATGCCCATAGTTGTAAATAATAAAATAGTTCCAAGGATTAGACCAAGGGTGAATTTTAATCTTGCGTCTAAGTCCGATGGAGTTAATCGTGGTCTTTTGGCCATTACTCGTTACCGTTCTGTTGTATAGTTGGTGCTTCCCCCGTCTTGGGGTCGAATCCTAGTATATCTATTGTACACTGTCCCTCAACCTTACACAAGGGTGGGTTGCACTCTGGATTATCGAAATTGGCAGGGTCCTGACATGGATATCTGAAAACTCCATCATATCCACATCCTGACAGCATAAATAGCCCTGCAAGGGCAAGTCCAATTAGTCTTACCATATTGGTAATTATATCATTTATTCGTCTTTACGAAGAGGGATAGTTGCGAGCCAAATAATAGTTGCAGCTATTGTTGCCACCCCTACTACTTGCTGAGCTGTCCCTGTAAGGGTTAACCAAGCAATAAAAAAGCCCAATAGAGTCCAAACTTGAGCAATGCTTTCTTTAACTGCCTCCCAGAAATAGTTCAGGATAGCCTTAATTATTTTCATTATATCCTCCTAGTCATGGCGGCAGCCACAATATTTGATGCAATAATTACTGGCACAATTACTTCCTGCGCCTTTTCTCTTTGATCATCTGTCATATCTTTACCCCATTCTGAGGGATTAGATATTTTTTCAAAATCTATATCTGTTAATGCTGCTATTGGGTCCGCCAAAAATACCTCTGTTTGTAATTCCGTTGTAGCATCAGCTAATGTATATGGCATTACTGCATCTTGATTTTCTTCAGCTCTACTAGAAAATTCTACCACTGCTGCGGCTATAACTGGATTTTCTTTTACCGCCTCCGCAATTATTGCTATTTCTTCAGTTTTAATTCCTAAATCTTTTGCTACCTCTTTCTTTTGTTCTGGGGCTAAAGATACCAATACATTTGCAACCGCCGCCGATTGTTCTGGAGTTAATTTAACCACTACGTTATCTTTACTTGTTAAATTAGCTATCGCAGATAATTCATTTATGGTATTCTTAATAGATGGTTTTGGAGAAGGTAAAACAGGAGTTGGCTCAGGTTCAGGAGTTGGCTCAGGATCTATATCCGTTTGCTGAGGTGAAGGCTCTGGTGAAGGCTCAGGAGTGGGCTCAGAATCAGGGGTTGGCTCTGGCTGCGGTTCATCTGTGGTTTCAGAATCTGGAGTTGGAGTGGGATCATCTGGTTCAGTTTGCTCAGGCGTGGGCTCAGGATCAACAGTTGGTTCAGGGGTAGGTTCAAATGAAGGCTCTGGTTCTGGCTCTGGTTCTGGCTCTGGGCTTGTCTGCGGTGTGGGCTCTGGTGTGGGTTCAAGAGTTGGTTCAGGCTGTGGTTGGCTTGCTAATGCTTGTGCTATAGCAGCAGCTATTTCTGTAGCTAATTGTTTATTATAATATTCCCAGGCGGAAACAATAGAATCATTTACATCTATTATTGATTGGTCATAAGCATCTTCTTTATCTTCTTTATTTTGTAAAGCAGTTGCGGTATTTGATACAGCAGTATTATATTCATTTGTTTTTGTATTTAAAGTTTGATTATATGTATTCAATATATTATTCTGCTCATTATAGTAAGATAGTTTGTTGTTGTATATAGCAAGCATCTGATTGTAATTTGATTGTGCTGCCTGTTGTTCTGCCACCGCCTGATTATAAGCATCTATCTGGGCCTGTGTTGCTCCTTGCCCATAAGAAAAAGTATTAAGGTCACAGCTAAATCCTACGCCCCATCCGCCAGTATAATCACATCCTGCTCCAGTCCATCCGCCAGGAATCGCCCAGCCAAGATGATAGTATCCTGGCCCTCCGCCGTTATACCACCAGATTTCTACATCAAGAGTTTTATCTTCGCTAACGTCATATACTGGAGTATATGGACTCCATGTAGTCCCTTGTTCCTGCCAATTATTTACAGCAAGCACTCCATCAACATACATTCTAAACCCATCATCTGTATACCCTGCAAATTTAGTAGAAGTCCAATGTGATGGGACTGTAATTCTGCCTGTAAATTTAACTATAAAGTTTTCGGATCTTCCACATGTTGCAGACCCAGGGGACATTGAATTGCTATTCCAAACACCAGTGCATGCGACTCCATTAGTTATTGCGTTTCCATAAGAATCTCTTGCAAGGTAATAAACAGTATATTGAAGCCCAGTACTACCAGCATTTTGAACTGCAGATTGTGTTGTTTGAACATTTAGGTTTGCTATATCTAAAGCATCCTGAGCATCATTCTTGTCTTGCAGGGCATCGTTTTTATCTTGTAATGCTACTTCAACTGTGACTGTTTGACCATCTACTGCTGATTGTGCTATATTGACTTCTTCAAGCTTAGCCGCCTCTGTTTCTACCGCCTGATCATATTCATCTGAGGCTTGGTCCATGTCTTCTTTTGCAGAAACAGCAGCATCGTAATCAGATTCTGCTATATCAATTAATGATTGAAATTCTGTTTTATAATTTAAATCTGGGACGCTAGCATTTAATTCTTGTATCTCTGCAGCGGCGGCAGATAGTGGATCTAAATTACTTTGAGCAGGAGTTAAGAATAACCATCCAAACCCTAATATAAAGGCTAATGATAATCTCCATGCTTTTGTCCTATTCAACTAGATAACCCCTTGTTACAAATATTATAACAAGTTAATTATATCATTTAACTATTTTGAATTATCTGTTTTGTAAAACCCTGTACCTTTAAACTGAACGCCAACTGTTCCATAAACTTTATTCATTGCGTTTCCACATTTTTCACACATCTCAACAGAATCAGCTTCTGAAAAAGATTTTGTTATCTCCATGCCAAAATCACATTCGATGCAGGCATATTCATATCTTGGCATATTTCTCCTATATGTTGGTGAGCAGTTTATACACATGCTCAGGTGTATCCTAAGGCGTAACTATTCGGCCCGTGTCCATCTTCATGGACATAACCATTATACCTTATTTGATTTTAATTGCTTTTGGCTTTTTTTCTTCTGGGACGATTCTTTCAATATTAATCTTAAGAATTCCATCGGCCAATTGTGCACTCTGCACCTCCATATATTCAGATAATGCAAATGTGCGAACAAATTTTCTTGCTGCAATACCTTTGTGTAGATAAGATTTTGGAGCCACAACTGACTCTTTTAATCCTTCTACAATTAAAGATCCATTATCAATGTGTATTGATAAATCATCTTTAGTAAATCCTGCAACTGCGAGAGAAATCTCATAAGAATCTTCATCCACCTTTAATACATCATATGGCGGATAAGATTGATTAGTTGCTTCACGATATACATTATTAATACGCTCTAACTCTCTGTTAAAGCCAATAAAAAAAGGATCTTTAAAAAGATCCATGGCAAATTGTGTTACCATTTATTCCTCCTTGAGCGAATAAGTTAAATTAGGTCCCATTTGGCGACCTATTTATATTATATCAAATTATGTAAACTTTGTCTATTAATTAAATATTTTACTATATGTAGGAGCAATCTCAAGATAGTTTATATTACATCTTTTAGGCATAGAAGAAATCCACAATATTGCACTTGATAAATCTTCAGACTCTAAAGCTACAGGCTTTATTTGGTCACTATGAGTGTTTATCGAAGCTGGGCAAATCTCCGTTACCTTTATCCCATAACCAGAATATTCAAGCCTGAATAACTCAGATAATCCACTAACAGCCTTTTTTGAATTACAGTAGCTAGCTTGTCCAATATACGGATATCTACCCGCAAATGATGTTATAAATATAACAGTAGAGTTTTCTGAATTCTCTAAGTTTTTAGTGAACATCCTAGTTAAATACATTGGCCCACTTACATTCAAGGCATAAGCTAAGGTAAAGCTTTCTGGATCTGAATTCACTAAAGTTTTTGGATCTACCCCACCTGCAGCATTATTAACTAATAAATCTAAAGTTATATTCTTATACTTTTCATAAAAAAATTTTATTTGCTCAAAATTAGTTAGATCTAATTCTTCTATGCTGACATTTTCAGATTCTAAATCTTTTATGTTACTGATATTTCTTGATGTAGCAATAACCTTATATCCATTATCAACTAAATCAATTACTGTTTTTCTTCCGACACCATGTCGAGTTCCAGTTACTATTGCTGTTTTCATTTTATCTCCTTTGTGCCCCAAGTTGGGATCGAACCAACGCTTGTACGATTTTAAGTCGCATGCCTCTACCGCTGGGCTATAGGGGCTTGCGATCCGTATCGGACTTGAACCGACGGCCTCTACCGTGACAGGGTAGCGCTCTAACCAACTGAGCTAACGGACCACTTAACTAAGAATTTAATATCTTAGCTAATGCATTTATTGTTGCGGCAATTCTTCCAATATCTCTTAATTGCTCAACACTAAATCCTTCTTGTTTTAATGTTTCATAATGTGCTTTAACACAAAAATGACATTTGCCAATTATTGAAGAGGCTAATGAGTATGCTTCAAAATTAGCTTTTGTAGTTCCTCCATGAGAAGCAATTGCATTCATTCTTAATTGTGCAGGAAGACCTGAAAGATTTGGATCGTCCGCCATTTCAAGATATGGATACCACACATTATTTTGAGCCATTAGGGCGCCAGCTGTCATTGCTGCATTCTTTTCGACTTCGTTTGTAGAAGAAGCGGCAATAAACCCAATAAGCTTTCCATTTCCAGTAGCAAATGAGGCTGCCAAAGCTAGGTGGGTCGCTAGCTCTGGATCAACCGTACTACGATTAATGACAGCATCAAGGTTTAATTTTATATCTTTGGCATATTCTGGCAAAGATTCTTTTAGCTGTTCAACCCACATTATAGAGTTTCTCCGCCTAGGCTTCTGTTACACGCACAAAGTTCTCCTGTTTGGAGAGCATCTAAAATGCGTAATGTTTCTTCTGGGCTTCTTCCAACATTAAGGTTGTTTACTGTTACATGCTGAATAACATTATCTGGATCAACAATAAATGTCGCACGAAGAGCAACACCATCATTTGTAAGGATTCCAAGCTGTTCTGCTAGACCAGTATACGATTCATCATCAATTTCTGAATAACTCCATTCACGAATTTGATCTGCAAATGACCATGAATTTGTCTTTTTTAAATCTTCATGTGCGTTACGCCATGCAATTTTACAGAATTCATTGTCGGTTGATCCTGTAAGCAGTACTGCATCACGATCATTAAAATCATTTACAAGCTTGTCATATGCAACAATTTCTGTTGGGCAAACAAAAGTAAAATCTTTTGGATAAAAAACAATTACCTTCCATTTTCCTGGAAAAGATTTTTCATTTAATACTTCAAAAACATCGTCAGAGGCATCTAGTCTTCCTGGCTTTACGCCAACAATTCTAAATGGACTTAGTTTATTTCCTACTGTTTTCATTTATCTCCTATATATAGTTTGGGATTGTTCCCGCTGGACCACCAGGGCTCGAACCTGGGACATTAGAGTTAACAGCTCTACGCTCTGCCAGCTGAGCTATGGTCCACTGTGCGCCCCTGAAAGGAATCGAACCTCTGACGCAGGCCTTAGAAGAGCCTCGCTCTATCCGCTGAGCTACAAGGGCTTATAATTATATCTAATTTAATTCGAATCCGTCAATATCTTCTATTGGAATAATTCCTTTTTCTTTAGCTATTTCAAAACCTTCTGGTGTAAAATGCATTATTGCTTCCAGATTTTCATCATATTCAACTTCCATTAAACCCTCTTTATAAAGTTCGACAAGATTATTGTCTACATATTCCATATGAGCCTCCCATAACTCTGGTGCCAAATTCTTTGTTATTGACTCATTTAACTCAAACATAGCCTCGCCATTTTCATTATATCCTGCAAATCTAATTGCACCTATCTCTAGATAATGTTCCATTCTTTGAAATGCAAAGTGATCTTCTTCATCGTCATCAAACATCTTATCTCCTTTGTGCACCAGGTAGGACTTGAACCTACGACTACCCGATTATGAGTCGGGGGCTCTAACCAACTAAGCTACTGGTGCTTAGTTGATAATTATATATTTGAACTATTGGTATTGTCAATAGAAGACTCCACTATGCCTTGTACATAATCTGAAAAATGTTTTCTAACACTTCCTGGAGGTCTTTTACCCAATTCATTCCA